AAACTCACGACCAACATCTGGACTGCCGCCAAATGATACTACACCAAAAGCCACCGCTCCAAAAGCAGAAGTTTCAAACTCGGTCGCAATATCTGTGCCGATTGCCTCTAATACAAATACTGGCGACCAATTTTCTGTTGCCATTAGTTAACCTGCTCTTCTTTTTCCTCTTCTTTTTTCAACTCTGCTAGCTCCATTTGAGTTGTAATCAAATCAGCCTGTAGCTTGGTGTTTAAATCTAAAGCATCGTTTCTTTGTTTCGTCAACAACGCAATAACGTTGTTGACGTATTTAGATTGTTTGTCGTTCATATTTCTGCCTTTCGTTAATTAAGCTCCAGGGCCAGTATAATTATCTTGATAAGTTTGCCAAGCAGCTTTTACATCATCAGTCCATACAGCGTTAGCCACCGCTTGAACCTCAGCCTCTTCACTAGAAATATCCATGTGAGGATGTATCACATGCCTACTAAAAGTTCTTGATATTTCTACATCATCTTCTTTAATAACAGTGGCTGTTCGCACTTGAACAGCTTTGTACTCTCCAACTACTTCTATTTTATCCACTTCTATTGTTTTTGTTATTGCCATTGTTTTCTCCTTTTAATTTGTACTATATGTTAGTGAAAAAATAAATCCACCATTGCTAGATATTTCATCTCTTAGAATGACAGTTCCACCAAGTGCAGTATCCCAAACCCATAAAGCAATATTTGAATTATTTACTCTAGCATATCCACCCATATTATGACCAGCTGTTATGTTTAAATTTTCTCCATATCCTACATTTAAAGCTGAATAAGGTGAGTCACCGCTTTTCACAGCAAAAGGTAGTCCTCCTAGATAAGTAGCTGCGTTAGCGTGCGTGCCATTACCAGTAGCTATTATATAACCGTGAACATGAACCATTCGGCCAACTTTTGTATAAAAGCATTTATCAGTACCTGAGTAAGTTGAGTTTAAAGTCATTGTTTCGTTTCCAGCGGCATTACCTAATGTTGGTGTCCATGTGCCAAATTCAAAATCATCAAGCAAGTTTGCTGCTGTTGCAGAATTAACGCCAAGATAAATACCATGGTCTGCTGCAGCTGGTAGTAAATCACCTCCTGAGTCTATTGACCATTGAGTAACACTTGCAGAACCAAAATCTAATTTTCTGTTAGCATGGTCATAATTAATAAAACCATCTGCACTATCACCACTGTCTCCAAACGATACTGCCCCATTATTAGATGAGCCTGAAAGAATGGTCATGCCTGATTGTCCAGAACCCTCTATGACAATTTCATCATGACTTACGTTTGCAGAGCCACCACTATCTGCAGTTTTAATATGTATACCAGCACCCAAATCAGCAGCACTCAATGATGTGCCTGCAAAGATATCTACTTCATCCGCAAGTTTTGCTTTTGTTACAGATACATCAGTCGGTGTCACCGTTCCGCCATTATCTGAACCTAATAATATGGCAAAGAAACTTGTGTTGGCAGCAGGTGCCGTTGTAAAAGTTAGTGTGCTACCTGACACAGTAAAGTCTGTGCCTGGCTTTTGTATCACACCACCAAGAGACAAGAGTATTTGATTCACGTCACCGACGCTTACATTGGTCGAGTTAACCTGCATGGTGTGCGTGGTATCAGAACCGTCGAACCCTGATGAAATGTCATCGAGTTGTCTGAATGCCCCTGTGCGTATGTCTCTTCCTATGTAGCTCATTTTGTATATTTATCCTTTACTGCTTTTATTGTAGCTTTCCAACCATCAACACCATTGTGATATATGTCGTCCAACTGATCCGCAATGCTTGGATACTCTGCTCTACGCTTAGATTTGTAAGAGTCATTCTCTAAGTCCCACGCATCTTGTAGTGCTTTTAATCCTGCTGTGCAGTCTGACTCTGATGGTTTTGAATGTGGGTTACTTATCATTTTACCACTTTCACCACCTGACCAAACCTCAGCGTGTAATATTAAATTTGCATAAATTTTATTTTTACTATCACTCCAACCAAACCATTGTCCTGTGTGTAGTTGTGCTAAATAATCTTCTATGTGATCAGGCCTTCCTGTTTTAATATCCATCTTATGTCTCTCCCACTCTTACAAATTCCATGTAAGTATAATTCCTACCAGTAGAACCATAAAAAGTAACATTGCTTTCAGCGCCAACGTTAAATCTTACTTTGTGAGTGCTCGTATCAGTAATGTCTACATAACCATCTGTGCTAACGGTAATCCATGAACCACTACTATGAGCATCATCAAGATTTGTATAAGCTGTTGAAATTGGTTTATATGTGGTTCCATTATCATTAGTGAGCTGAATAAAAACTCCTATATATCTTGGAGTGTTAGTTCCAGTAGCATTGGTTTGAAATCTTACAAAATATTTACCAGTTGATGGAAAAGTAAACACCCCAGAACTTTGCGTCATGCCAGCGTTAATTAAAGCGTCTCCCATTACATTACTAAATTCCTCAGCGTTATCCACTCTCTCTAAATTTGCATTAATGGGCTCTTGATCACTTGTTGTTAGATTTGTGGTCAATCTATACATGTCAATCATTAATTTAGATCTGTCAGCTATAAATGCTCTTTGTACTTGTGTCTGGCTCATCTTATTAACCACTCCTCTACTGTGTCTGAGATGTCTCTCATTTTAATCCATCGGTCTCCAGTCTTTTGACCTTTAGTCATTGTTACTTGTCCTGTTAATCCTATTAGATTCCATTCGTCTCTAAACTCTCTAGATACATATTCTTTAGATGCATCAAAAGAATCACTAAATATTTTTCTTTTATATTTGTTGCCGTCAGCGTCCACTGTCAACACTTTTGCATCACCAGGAACTGTAAGTTCTGATGGTATTTTATCAGTTGCATAAGAATGATGAATAGTATCACCTTTTATTTGTTTTAATTTTTTCTTTTCACCTTTATAAGTAATTTCTAAATCATTTGCATCCTCAGCCACTATCTGATCCCACTCTGTTATTGTGTATTCTTCTAATAGTGGCACACCATAGTCATCAACTTTATATTTACCTTTCCATTTACTCCAAGCATCATTTCCAATAATACCAGCAGTTTTTCTATGTCTTACAACACCAACTATATCAGATGCACTATCACTATCAGTTGATGCTCTAACCTTACCATTATCTAACACAACTGTTTTACCAATAGATATAGCAGACCCATCTGTGCTTTCAAAGTACTCAGCAAAGTCAGCAGAGCTTATACTGTTACCACCGTCAGCAAAAATTACACCATCACCTCTTACTTTAAATTTTGTATCGTTAGTATCAGTAAATGCTTCAAAATTATTGCTAGTTGAGTCATCAGTATCAAAAGCAATTCTAAATCCATTACCGCCATAACTACCTGAGTTGTTTGAAAAATGAACAATGGCATTAGAGCTTGACCCGCTTCTAGCAGTTAATATTGCGTTAGTATCATAGAAAGATGTTGTGCCTACAAACACAGCGTTCTCTCCTGCGTCAACCACTAAAGCAGATGCATAAGCATCAGTTTCTACTCGCAAATCTGCATCTCGTGAGTCATCATTAATAACTGTGCTAGCACCATAAATTGATATTCTATTAGATAATGTGCCACCACCCATACATCTAAAAAATAATTGACCATCTTCTGAACCATCACTTGCATCATCAATTTGCAAATCTATTTTTGCA